GAAGGAAATCTATGAATAACCTGACAGTCGCTGGTCAACTTGGTCGTGACGCTGAAGTACGGTTCTTGCCCAATGGCGACCCCGTAGCAAACTTTTCCATTGCCGACAGCCAAGGCAAAGACAAGGACGCTATCTGGTGGAATTGCCAGTTGTTTGGCAAACGTGCTGAGTCATTGGCACAGTACCTTGTCAAGGGTCAATCTGTGACCATTACAGGCAGCGTCAGCCAGCGCAAATACACGGACAAAAATGGTGTTGAGAAGATCAGCACTGACGTTCGTGTCAACGATGTTTCTTTGCAAGGAGGTCGCAAGGAAGCAGCGCCACAACAAGCCAAACCACAGTCAAATCCACCGTCAGGGTTTGCTGACATGGATGATGATGTGCCTTTTTAACTAGGAGAAACTGCAATGAAAAAAGCTCTCATTGGCGTATACCTCGCCACTCTCGCAACGATGACATGGGCATCTTGCACCACGCATAGCTACATGATGAATGGTCGCACCATCACTTGTACTACCTGCTGCTATGGCAGCAACTGTTCCACCAACTGCTTCTAAGGAAAATCATGCCTAAACACCTTGCACTCTCGACCGATCTGGTCAATGTCGTTCTTCAGTATTTGGGTACACGCCCATTCCAAGAAGTTCATCAAATCATTGCTGGCATTCAGGCTGAAGCTGCTCCGCAAATGCAAGAGCAGCAAGAGCCAATGGAAGTTGGCGGCACTGACTGATTTTTGGCCGAAAGCGGATGCTGTGTGATGACGTATGGCTCATAGCCATAAAGGTCGGCAAAGACGCAGCGAGTAGGCCAACTTATAACCAAGTTAAGGAAGTTACGACAACTCCTTAACTTTCCAAACATATTTAGAGTAAAAGACATGTCACGAATTTACATTGTTGGCTACGGCCAAGAAACCCGCCTTATCCGCGCCAACAATCGCGCACAAGCCCTGAACCATGTTGCTCAAGGCATCATCAAAGTTCAAATCCCAACACAAGATCAGTTGGTTGATCTTATTTCTAAAGGCGGCTCTGTTGAGACTGCGTTGCGCCAAGAGCAAGAGAACCTTGAACTGGAGCAAGCATGAGCTACGCAGATGTCCAAATGAAGATTGTGCAATGGTCGGAAGCTCGTAAGATCATTCCAAACAGCACTCCCGACACGCAGTTGCTCAAAGCCATGTCTGAGCTTGGCGAACTGGCTGATGCCACCATCAAGAAGGACCGTGCCGGGATCGTTGATGGCGTTGGTGATGTGATGGTATGTCTTGTGAATTACTGCGCCTTGCAGGACATTGACTTGGTGACCTGCATGAAAGAGGCTTACGAGGAAATCAAGAATCGCAAGGGTACGCTGATGCCAAATGGCGTGTTTGTCAAGGAGTCGTAATGTCTGCTCTTGATAAACAAGTGTCTGGCAATCACTACAAAGACAAAGGCATCCAGCCTATCGTCTACATCCATGCAAACAATCTAGGCTTCTGTGAGGGCAACGTAGTGAAATACGTCACCCGTCACAAGGAAAAGAATGGCGCTGCTGACATCCGCAAAGCCATTCATTACCTAGAACTGCTGCTGGAGTTGCAGTATCAAGACAAGACTTCAAGCGCGTGATTGATGTGCTTGATACGGTCATCTAAACCGATCACGCCGCCATTGATCTTCTTGGTCATGGCGGTGTAATCTTTCGCATCGGCTTCTTTGTTCAAGCCGCGCTTGTTGTAAAACCATGCCGCGCTCAGTGCTGCATATTTTGGCGACAAAAGGAGGTCAGGCGAATGAATGAAATCTTCACGCAAAGCATCACCGCACAAGGTGTAATTGTCCTTGCCGGTCAACTGGATCAAGCCTCGTCCTTTATACAAGCTGCCTTCGCCAGTTTCCTCAGTGCCATTCCCCATACGACCACCGTATACCTTGTTTGCGATCTTGTCGGGATTGCGGTGATACGGCTGTGCTGCCTCAAGATTCGGGAATCGGCTAGGCCAGACCCGGCACAACGCTTCCGCTGAGTAATTCAGGTTCTCTTGCAGCGTCTTGAAGTTGCCTGATTCATGGGCGCATTGACCAATGAAAGCAGCCATCCGCAAAGGCGTGTTGATCTCGTAGCGACTCATTGCCTCATTCAAAGGCTCAAGCCAATCAGCACTGATTTTCAGTTCTTTCAGTTGTTCAGCGGTAATCATTTAACTGGTCCTGCTTTTGAGAGTAAATCGGTCTTGGCTTGCGATCCTGCACTGGAGCCAAAGTAATAAGCGATGATGCCTGTCCATGCCGTTCCAAGCGATCCAAGCATCATCAAGATTGCAGGGTTATTGCTGTCCACTTGTCCGATGAACATCATCACCATAATGCCAAAGAAGCCAACAGTCACAGCGCCAGCAAGGATAGGTGGCATTAGGCTGCGAGTGGTTGCTTGCATTTCCCGCGCTGATTTGCGATCCTCAACTTCAAGTTTCTCAAAGTTAAGGCCAAGTTCTTGCGCTTGCTTTTGAAGTTCGATCTCAGCAATCTTCACCTGTGCAATCTGCTCGGCAGTCAGCTTGTTGTTGGAGATCATGTCGCCAACTTTGTCTGGATCAACGCCAATAGCTTTTGAGATGGCTGATACAGCCATACCCGCCAAAGGTCCACCCATAGCAGTGGCAATAGTCGGTGCAATTTGTTTAAGCCATTCCATATCAATTTCCTCTTTTGGTTAACATGGCGCTGGCAATCTCCAGCATGAATTTGATCTGCTCTAGGTTCTCTGGCTCTTGAGGCCAACCAACAGTGACCTGACCGACAAACCTAGGACTGTCTGGCGGAACACTAACTCGGCAGGTATACCCCACCCCTTTTTCGATGTACCACAAGCCAACCTCAGACTGAGCGTAGCGGTATTCTCCACAGGGAATCTGGTTGGTCATCAACTTGACCACATCGTTATTGTTGGGTGTGCTGTGAGTAAACAGCCCAACGTCAATGTCATCAATGCTCTTATCCCTGCCATCCTTGGTGTATGCCTTGTAGACCACACGAGAGTTGAACAGTGGGTTGACCTTGAAGATTGCAACAGCAGCAGCGCCCGTTTGCTTGAACAACATGGCACTGGCTTCATCTGCCCTGCTGGTGTTGATCTCTGGCAGCTTTTTGCTTTCCTTGTAGGCATCCCGCATGAATTCCTGATTTTGCCAAAGGAAGTAACCAGCAAAGGCAACCACGCCCATCAAGATGACAGCGAAAAGTTTGAAGGGGCTGTCTACGTAGGACAGCACCTTGTCAACAATGGTTTCAGGCTTGTCCGTCATTTGCGTATGTACATCATGTAGATGTATGCCCCGTAGATCAGCAAAGCAGCAAGGATGAGGGTGGCAATGCTTAAGGCGATGTACTCCGCCAGTTGCTCACGCTTGTTTTTCCTGATGATGGCAGCACGTTTGGCGGCTTCCTGTGCCTCGCGTCTGCGTCTGGCCGCTGCTGCTTGGAACTTGACCCAATCGTCCCACATGCCCGGTCTGCCAGCGTAGACCATACTTTCGCGCAAGTGTTCTTCCTGCTGCTTGAGTTGTTCCAGCGCCATGAATTCTTCCATGTCGCTACGCTCCGCACCACCAGCAGCTTTCTTTGTGGCCTTCTCTTGAATTTTGGCTTTGTTGTCAAAGTAATCAAAGACTCGACCACCAAGAGATGACAACTCTTTGCCATTGGCAAGAGCCGCTTTGATTACGTTGAAGGCTGCGTTGGCAGCAGCAAGTTCGGCAAGCATCACATGCTCCTAAACAACGGGATGACAATGTATGCGCACCAGACCGTCAATGCCACTACAAAGACTGCCGCAATAAATGCGACAGCCCAATCTTTCATTTGACCACCCAGATCGCTGCGAAAATTGTGCCACCCATCGCCACAATCATCAGACCTGCGGTCTTCATCAAGATGGCTTCAATGCGCTTGAGTCGTGCGTTGATCTGTTCATACCGTAAGGCACACACTTCTTCGTGTGTAGACAGTCTTGCATCAGTTGCGTCAATCGTTGGCATGGTTCATCACATGGTCAAAGGTTTTTGGAAACTCTGCTGTTGTCATGTAATGTAGATTGCGCTCTATGCGGCTGTCTTGCGTTGCCAATTCTAAAGCCTTTTGGCACAAATAAATAGCCTCGTCTTTCAGCCCAAGATTCCATGCGGCAATGCTTGCATAGTCCCACGGCTTCTCAGTCCAAACAGACGGGTCCATTGTGTACACGGCCTGTTTGTCAGTGATTTGTAAGGCAGATTTTGCGGCTGAATAACTTTCAGCCCACATACTAAGCCTGTAGCACTGGGCAGATAACTCCACCCAAGGCTCACGGGTTCCCGGTGCTTCAGCAACAGCCAAGCGGAACCACTTTAAAGCCTCTGTGGCGTTGCCTTTTTCTGAGTAGGACTTACCCAACAACCTCATAGCGTAAGCCCGTTCATTGGGCCATGTGGCTTCAGGCATCAGCAGGTACTTATTCAGAGCAACAATAGCGTCATCCCACCTAGCATAGAACGTCAATTCTCTAGCATGGTAGAAGGCGTTTCTTGGGCATTTTGGGTCTTCAGCAACAGCCAGTTCAAGCAACGGCATATATTGCCCACGCGACTTTGTGTTGTCTGGCAAGTGAGTAACTAGCAGCTTGTCCGTGTGTGCGTAGACTTCATTGATGCGCCCGTCTTGCTTTGGATATTCATGGACGGGGTGATGCCACCTGTAGCCATGACGAGCAAAAATCTTTTCATAGAAAAAACTGATGCCGCAACCCCAATCAAACTTGTAGCGCAGCCTTGTTGTTTGCGCTGTCCAAACCCGTTCAATTTCTTCACGCCATCCCGGCTCCAACACCTCATCCAAATCAAGACTGATGACAACATCAATGTCTCGCGGAAGCAATGCAAGCGCAGCATTACGGGCCAAGTCAAACCGCCAAGGCGTGATGCAAATGTCATAGACCTTTGCGCCACACTCCAAAGCTATCTTTACAGTATCGTCAGTTGATCCTGTGTCAGCAATGCAAATCAAGTCTGCATCTTTTGCCGAATCACAGAACCTCTGAACAAATGCCGCTTCATTTTTTGAGATTGCAGATACTGCAATTTTTAATGTCATGTCATGTCCTTTTGTATTTGCCAAAGTATTTTAGCAAGGGCCAGTTGTGCAGGTCAAATTGCTGGTCGTGGTGGTCGTAGTCGTGGGGACTACGGTTGGAACAGAAGTATTGTCAGTGATGCTGCCACCAGCAATGCGACCAGAATTCCCAGAGTTGCTTCCACTGTTCGCCCCAATCGAGTATGAACCTGCACCAATTACACCATTGCCGCCAATGGTCGTCACGTTGGCTGCGGGTGCTTGAATCTTGGATGCGATCCCAACAAAGGCGTTATTGGTGCTGATACCCAGAGCAGTCGCGTTATCCGACTGACGCATCCCCAAGCTGGTCTGCTTGTTGATCGTGTAGATTTGGCCGACAGTTGGCAGTAGCAAGCCGGTCCACTGCATGGCGTAATCAGCCCAGTTCTTGGGAGCGTTGATCTGAGCGTTCTGCTGACCACCTCCCATCTGGAGAGACATGACTGCGGCAACCTTGGCCGTGGTGTCACCCTGTCGAGCGATGTCAGCCAGTGCTTGGAAACGGGCTGTCTGAGCCGCTGCTTGAGCTTTGTGGGCGTCAGCGTAGGCTTGGTACTCGGCAGTGGCGCAGCCCGTCAGGGACAGGGCACAGAGGATAAGGGCGATCAGTTTCATGGTTGCTCCTGCGGGGTTTCATTGGTCAAATAAACGGGGTTCCAAGAGAGCGAAGCTTCGTCCCATTGGTACCCAACTACGCCATCCGGCCAAGGTGGTACGGGAGCTGGGATTGGCGCATTCCATAGATATGTGAAGCTGTCTTTGGTCCATGAGGGATAAGGTTGTGGCGGAGCAAAACCTACGCCATCCCATGTGTACCCAATCCCCGCAAAGTTTTTGCGAAATGCTTTGGACTGATCTGGATCAGGTGTGCTGGTGTTGGGGGTGTAATAAATACCGCCCCGGGTGTTGTAGCTTGTCTGCACAAAGGTAGCCGGGTCGCCCCAGTTTCCTGTGTCGATCTCAGCTTGGTCAATAACCAGAACTTGTTGAACGACGTTGTTTTTGTCGATTTGGGCAAATTGGCTCATGATGTAAATACCCCAGAAGATGTAAAGGTATGGTATGTGTATCCGCCAGAAGATGTAACAGTCCCACCGGTTCCTCTCTGCGCACCTGCGTAACGCACAATTACAACACCAGAACCTCCTGAGTAACCGCCAATTTGACCTCCGCTGTTTCCGCCAGCACCACCACCACCACCGCCTGTATTGGCTGACCCGGGTGTGCCAGCCCCCTCCGCTGTGGCATTACTTCCGTTACCGCCGCCGCCCGTACCCCCCGGAATAGGTGGTGTGGCCCCGCCAATACCGCCGTTATACCTGACGCCGCCGCCACCGCCTCCGGCGTAAGTTGTTCCGTTAAGCCATGTAGAGCCATTCCCCCCATTACCATTCCCGACATTACCGTCATTGAGTGATGCGTTCGTACCTGCGGCACCAGCACCGCCGCCACCGCCGCCTTTTGACCATGGGTTTGCGTAGTTACCGGTTCCTCCATTGTTACCTTGTCCCGCCGTCCCAACGCCACCGGTGTCATTTTCAACAGACCCACCCCCAGACCCGCCATTCTTACCTTTTCTAAAAGTCACTAGGTTGAATGCCGCTCCCCCACCCCCGGTACTTGTAGTAGTGGAAAAAGACGAGTTATTGCCGTCATTAGCAATTGCTCCACCAGACCCAACCGTGGCGGTATAAGCAGTGCCGGAGCCAACCGACAAAGAGGCGGTGCGATAGCCGCCAGCGCCACCACCGCCGCCTTCCCCGCTTGACCCGTTACTTCCACCACCCCCACCGCCAGCAACCACCAAATACTCAATTGTGTAAGTGTTGGCCTTCCCGTACAGCGAACTCATGCTCCATGTCGTACCGCTTCCGCCAACACCTGCAAGAGTGCGGACTGCTGCTTCGTTCATCGATATGGTTGCGGTCAGGCTTCGCCCGAGTTCTTGCGCAACACTGACTGGGCTTGATGTGCCCCCCATGTTCAGGGGGCCGCTTGCTGGCATTACCATGCTTGCTCCTTATGGGGTGCCGTAGGCGGTGATGTTGTCTTTGGCTATGAATGCCCCTGCGCTGCTGAACGATGCAATTACCGTTGCGCCATACTTGATAACCAGCTTGCCGCTTTCCTGCACGATGGTGTAGTTGGTTGTTGCTAGGCTTGTTGCAGACCCACTCAAAGTAGCCGTGATTGTTCCCGCATTGAAATTGCCAGACGCATCACGTTGCACCAAAGCGTTTGCGGTGTTGGCGCTTGCGGAAGCAAGTGATGACCCCCAAGCAGTGCCTGTGGAAACAGCAACACCGGAACCGGGGTAAACCGTTGGACCTGTTGGCCCTGTAACGCCTTGGATGCCTTGGATACCCTGCACACCTTGTGGGCCTGTAGGACCAGCAACACCTTGAATGCCTTGGATGCCCTGTGGCCCTGTAGGACCAACATCACCTTGAATGCCTTGCGGACCCGTTGGGCCTGTGACGCCTTGAGCGCCCTGTGGACCGGTTGGCCCTGTTGCGCCGGTGTCGCCCTGAATGCCCTGAGCGCCCGTTGGACCCGTGGGGCCAACAACGCCTTGGATGCCTTGCGGTCCTGTAGGTCCAGTTTCACCTTGAATGCCCTGCGAACCTGTTGGGCCGGTAGGACCGGCTACACCTTGTATGCCTTGAATACCCTGAATGCCCTGTGGACCAGTTGGGCCAACATCGCCTTGATTACCTGTAGGGCCAGTAGGTCCAGTATTCCCTTGGATTCCTTGTGGGCCTGTTGGGCCAACGTCAC